TTAGACTTAGCTAGATTACCAAACACCTTCTCTACTTTATCTCTGGTTCTGCTCTCTGGGGTATCTATACCGTACAAGCGAATGCGCTGTTTCTTTAACCATACACTAAAACCTAAATCTATATCCACATCAACGGTATCACCATCAACAACTCTAGTTATAACTGCTTTATATTCATACATATTTTTATTTAAGACCATCTGAGACAAATCCGCGCTTTGTTTGGTGTCGGGGAAAAATGCGCGATTGTATAAATAATAGTATGAGTGAGTATTCTAAATTATCTAAAGAAGAGCTTGAAGAACTTGGCCGTAAATATGGGCTTGAGTTAGATAGAAGGCTCTTAAAATCTAAAATGGTTAAACAGCTTGAAAATTATATCTCTTCTTTATCTAAGGATGAGCTTGAAGAGTTAGCAAGAGAAGATGGCGTTGAGCTTGATAAGAGGCTAACTAAAGACAAGCTTGTAAAGCAGGTTGCTGATATAGATTCACCAGCTGAGGTAGTAAATGAAGTAGTAACTGATGTAGAATCAGACGAAGAAAGAAGACAAAGACTTCGTAATCTTAACATCTAATTGATTAAATAATTACATGGGCTTAGGAGACAACATTGCTTTTTTCAACGAAACAACCTTTGGTTTAGGAGATGAACAATCAACTACAACAGGTGTATCTGGATTACATTATCATCCAATAGCAGCTGGATCAGGTGCAAAGGTTATATTCAATAAACTTAATTTACTTGCAACTAGTCCCGATTCAGGAATCGGAGCAGGTGTCAAAACGATAAGTGCTACTATTGAGGATGTAGTATATGCAGTAAATGTAAATGGTGCTTATCATGGTGAAATAATTTCAATTGTGAATGAAAAGAGATTATCTACACAAATTACAGTCAATTCAGGAACAAATTTTCAAGCAGCGACTGCTACAGGATTTAATTCAGTTGGCCCAACATTAAGAAGATTAAATCAATTAGGTTACGTATAAACAATTTAATATATTATATATATAAAGCGTGATTGTTCCAGAAATGATCACGCTTTTTTTATGGGAACTCAGATATAATAATAATATGATTTTATTAAATTGCAAATTCAATAGTAAGGTAAAGGAACTTTTTAAAAAGGTAGATATAAATTTAAAGGAACTGGAACGTTTTTCTAATTTTATCTTAAATGAATATAAAGGAACTAGAAAGGTATGGGTATATGATTTGGATATAAAACTTATAGATTGTAATACTTCCGGATATTATTTTGGTTCCGATTTAATTGAAATAGGGAAAAGAACTACTAAACGTTCTAAGAGTAAAAAGAGGGAATGGTATCTTAGTTCCTATTTTCATGAGTTATGTCATTTTGCTCAAGATAATTTAGATAAAGTAAGAGAGTCTAAATTAGATTATACTGAGGAAGATGCCTCTAAATGTACTGATAAGTATTATAGGAACCCTCATGAGATTCAAGCAAGACAATGGGAAGAAAAATATACACCTGCTTATATTAAATTATTTTATGAATCTTGAGGCCATAATCGAGCTTTCATGTACTCGATATCTTTCTTTATTTCAGCAATATCTACTTCCATTTCTTTCATACTCTCTGTAATAATAACGTCCCCATTTGGAGTAATGAAATTGCTAACTAATGTTTCTATTTTTTCTACTAAAGGTAGTAACTCTCTAATTTCTGTTTGATTGGCCAATGCCATAAAACGTAATGTTTGGGTTTCTGTTTCTAAACTTTCAATTTTTAATCTAATTATTTCTTGATCTTTAATATAAACTTCTTGAGTTACATATTGATTGTTTAACCATAGAGCGGCCAAGGCTCCTAAACCAGCTAATACAAAAGTAGCAAAATTTAAATTATCTAGTGCAGAGCGAAAGAAAGAAATAGATTTTTTCATTTAATATATATTTATTAAATTAAATAATATTAATGAGTGATCAAACAAAAATTTTTAATTTATATGAAAAAAATTTAAATCAATCTGCTATAGGATTTATGCAGCAAAGAGACCCTCAAAAAAATCTTAAATACAGACCTAAAGATGCACCAGGAGGGCAGTCTTATAATAGATATGGATTACCTACAGTTCATGCTGCTAAAGTAAAAGGTGCACCGGTAGTACCTAACGGTATAAGTGGCGATGAAGAAATGTCAATTAAAGGTTATGGTGTTATTGATAGTAGCCAAGCTATTGGAATGCTAAATAGATTAAAAGACGATATACATAAACTTATAGATAAAAACGTAACCGGGGCAGTATTAAAAAGTAAAATTGATTTATATACGTCTATTATAAAAGAAATATCTTGATATTGAAGAATTATATACTATAATTAAATGTGGCTGATGTATTAGAATTAACTTGGGATAATGTTGACTTTTTACTGAACTGTTTAAGTGATGAACTAAAAAGAAAATCTACTAAATATGATACTATTGTTGCTTTAGGTAGAGGGGGTTTAATACCTGCAACTACTTTAAGTTATAAATTAGGAATACTTAGTTTGTATAATTTAGGTATCAGTACAAGAGAAGATCAAGGAAAATATAAAGAAACGTTAGTATATCAAAAACCAAATAATCTAAGTAAAGATTCAAAAATATTAATAGTAGATGATATTAATGATAGCGGACGAACTTTTACTGCAGTTAAATCTATTCTACTTTCAGAATATGGTATAGATGATACTAATGTATTATACGTTAGCTTAGTTCAAAGAGAAGGAACAGAATTTTTTAAAAATACTATTTCTGGTAATATTTTGCATACTTCACGCTGGTTAGTGTTTCCTTGGGATAAATAATTAAGTGAGGGCTAGACCATTTTATTTTGAAATTAAAGATATGTTAACGCAGTTTGTTGCTGCGTTTGATGATATAGTTATAGGTCGATTTAATAAACATAGAGAAGAAAAGGATAAAATTCAAGTTAGATATGTGTATGCTCCTAAACAAAGGGTATTATACGATTTAGTTAATGAAAATAAAACTTTAACATTACCAGTTGTTTCAGTTAGTGTAAAAAATATATCTCGAGATACAAGTAGAGTTTTTAATAAGTTAGATGGATTTTATTATCAAGGTAAAATAGGAGATGATTCAGTATCTAGACATATTAAATCTCCTGTACCAATTAATATTTCATTATCAGTTTCAGTCTTAACTAGATATCAGACTGATATGGATCAAATTCTAAGTAACTTTGTACCTTTTTGTAACCCATATGTAATTATATCTTGGAAAGTGCCAGAAAAATTTAACTTAAGTGTTGAACAAGAAATAAGAAGTGAAGTATTATGGACCGGTGATGTTAGTATGCAATATCCAACAGACTTAGCTTCTAATCAAAAGGCTAGAGTAACTGCTGATACTTCATTTACTATTAAAGGTTGGTTATTTAAAGATACTGATAACCCATCAGGTAATATATTTTATATTGATACAAATTTTCATAATGAAACAGAATTAGAATATTATGATAATTTTGAATCATTATCAGGTAATACTTATACCCATGCACCATCTACTCTTTTAGAACAAAAAATTGAATCGCGTAGAGTTAAAGGTTCACCTTTTATAACTGATATTTTTTATAATAATGTTTTATTACAAGAAAATTTAACTTTATGTCCTTTTAGTTCTGGTAATATAATTTTAGCAGGTGAAGGATTTAGTAATACTGATACAGTTTTATTTAGCTGCAATAATGAATCAGCTTATACAAGTCTAACTACTTTTTCTAATTTTGATTTACAAGAGCCGGTATCAGGTCAACCTATACCGTTTACAATTTTAAATGATAATTTATTAATTTTTAATTCACCTGTAATAGAAAGTGGTAGGTGTACATTTATACCGCTTAATATAATTGGATATGATTCTTCATTTTTATCATTTATGGACCCTTTATGCGGTAGATGTGGTAGAGGTATAAGTACTTTTATTGATATAGGAGATTTTGCTCCAGTAATTAATTTAAATGGTCATAAAGTAATTAATATTCCTGTAAGTGGTACATATATTGAACTAGGTGCAACTGCTATAGAAGATTGCCCTGATGGTATATTACCTGTAGATATATATGGTGATACAGTTGATACCAGTATATTAAATAGTACATATACCATTCTTTATTCAGCAGCAGATGCTGCAGGTAATATAGGTACTAATTTTAGGACTGTAAATATAGTAGATGTTACAGCTCCAGTAGTTACTATAAATGGTTCAAATACTATTAGTATTGAATGTGGTACTACATATACTGAATTATGCGCAACTTCAACTGATAATATTGATGGGTCATTACCAGTAACGATTGCTGGTGATACTGTTAATAATCATTCACCCGGCACTTACATAGTACAATATTTAGCAACAGATTCATCTGGTAATGTAGGTTCTACTACTAGAACTGTTACAGTTGTCGATACTACTGCACCAGTTGTAACTTTAAGTGGTGCTAGTACTATAACTATTGAATGTGGCGACACCTATAATGAATTAAATGCTGCAGCTAATGATGCCTGCGATGGAGTATTACCAGTAACTATCGGTGGTGATACAGTTAATATACATTCACCTGGTTCATATACGATTTTATACTCTGCAACTGATTCATCTGGTAATACAGGTACAAATACAAGAACAGTTGTAGTAGAAGATACTACTGCTCCTGTAGTGACTTTAAATGGTTCAAGTCCTGTTACAGTTGGTTTAAGTAGTACATATATCGAATTATCTGCAACAGCTAATGATGCCTGCGATGGAGTATTACCAGTAACTATTGGAGGCGATACTGTTAACACTAGTTTAAGTAGTACTTATGTTGTTACATACTCTGCTACTGACTCTTCAGGCAATACTGGTACTAATACAAGAACAGTAATAGTTTCCGGTACCCCACCGGAGATTACTTTAAATGGTACTTCTTCAGTATCTGCTGAATGCGGTAGTACATATGAAGAACTATCTGCAACAGCATTTGATAATGAAGACGGATCATTACCGGTAACAATCGGCGGTGATACAGTTGATACAAGTATAAAAGGAACATATGTAGTTACATATTCAGCAACTGATTCAGATGGCAATACTGTTACTGAAAATAGGACAGTAAATGTATTAGATACTATTGCCCCAGTAGTAACTTTAAATGGAACGAGCCCCTTATCCACTGAATGTGATTCTATATATACAGAATTATCTGCAACAGCTTTAGACGCCTGCGATGGGGTGTTACCTGTAACAATAGGAGGCGATACGGTAGATAATAGTATGAAAGGAACATATACAGTTACATACTCTGCTACTGACCATTCAGGTAATGTAGGTACTAATACTAGAACGGTGGTTGTAGTTGATACAACTGCACCGGTAGTAACATTAAATGGTACGACTCCAGTATCTGCTGAATGTGGTTCCACTTATACTGAATTATCTGCAATAGCTAATGATGGGTGCGATGGTACAGTACCCGTAACAATTGGAGGTGATACAGTTGATACAGGTACAAAGGGAACATATGTAGTAACATATTCAGCAACTGACTCTTCAGGTAACACTGGTACTAATTCAAGAACTGTAAATGTATTAGATACGATCCCACCAGTAGTTACTTTAAATGGTTCAAGCCCCGTTACAGTTACTTTGAGTAGCACTTATACAGAATTATCTGCAACAGCTAATGATGCTTGTGATGGGGTGTTACCTGTAACAATAGGAGGTGATACAGTAAATGCAAATGCAGTAGGAACTTACGTAGTTACATATTCAGCAACTGATTCATCTGGTAATACAGGTACAAACACAAGAACAGTAAACGTTTCTGGTTCTAGCTCCTCACTAAATCATTGCTTAACTTCGCAAAGTTTTAATAATAGTCATTTATTTAACGCCCCTCCTTGGAACATTAGTAATAGTATAAAATTTGTAGCTGGTAGTTCCACCCCACCAACAACTGGGTGGAAATTAAATTCATCAGGTCCTGTAACTGAACCTGCAGGCTATTTAACTGCTGAGCGTACACATGCATGTTTAAGAGGTATTATTATAGAAGTTGATAGTGCAGGTAATATTATTGATTCTATTCAAGCAGGTACTACAACACCTAATAATTTAGATTTAAAGACTTTATTGATAAATTCTAGTGTTACATCAGGTTTATCTGCAGGTTGTTATTCGTATATTTTCCAATTTTATGGTTGGTATAAACCCGGTGATGCCACAGGTGGAGGGCCTGGCTCAGCAGCTGGCGGTGCTTTATGGGCAAGTGCTGATGATGAATACCGTATTTACAATGCGTTTAGAGATAATGGTTACCCTGGATATTGAATAATTAAATAAAAGAGATATTGTATAGCAATAGTAGTAGTATTAAATAATAATAATGGCCGACCAAAATAATAGTAGACCTCAATCTGGTTTTTTAAAAAATTTAGTAAATAAATTACCTTATCAGTCTGTTGACTTTAATAAAGTTTTAGGAGATTTAAATCCGAAATATAATACTTTTGAAGAAACTGGTATGAGAAGAGTTGAAGCTTTAGCTAAGAACTCTATCTTTTATAGCAATGATTTTAATAATACAGGCGCCGGTCAAGTAAGTGTTGATGGTAATTATAATGCTTTAGTTTATGCTAATGTAGAAGAAAATAAAAGCGGTAGAATGAGAGATTATCGCATTATGGCAGCATTTTCTGAAATTAGTGATGCGTTAGATGAAATTTGTGATGAATGTGTTAATAAAAATGAAGACGGTGATATAGTTAATTTAACCTTCAGAAATACTGATATTGATGAAGAAAAACAACAAAAAATTAAAGACGAATTTGAAAAGTATATTGATTATTTTAATTTAGAAAAGAAAGGTTTTGAATATTTTAGACAACTTTTAATTGAAGGTGAAATATATTTCGAACATATTATTCATCAAGGTTATACTGATGATGGTATATTAGGTGCAGTTTTATTACCTAGTGATCTTATAGATCCGATTTATGATAATATACAAAATATGATCATTAAAGGTTATATTTTACGTAAGCCAATATTCGATCCTAATAAACCTGAAAAGATAGAAAAGTTTGATTTTATTCCAATGGATGATAATCAAGTTTCATATATTAATTCAGGTATATGGAATCAAGATAAAACATTTAGATTACCTTTTATTGAAAATGCTAGAAGAGCATATCGTCAGCTATCGTTAGTAGAAGATGCTATAGTAATATATAGACTAGTCCGTGCACCTGAACGTCTAGTTTTTAATGTTGATGTTGGTAATATGGCTCCACCTAAAGCTGAAGCATATTTAAGAAAATTAATTCAAGAGTATTGGAGTAAAAAGACATTTGATGTTAATCAATCTGGTCAAGTACAAAAATTAAATCCTCAAAGTATGCTTGACTCTTTCTGGTTTGCTAAGAGAGCTGGGTCAGAAGGCACATCAGTTACTCAGTTACAAGGTGGTGCTAACTTAGGTGAGTTAGCTGACTTAATGTATTTTGTTAATAAACTATATAAAGCATTAAAAGTACCTCTTAATAGATTAAACCCTGAAAGTCAATTTGCTGATGGAGAAAATATTTTAAGAGAAGAATTAAAATTTGCAAAATTTGTTATTCGTTTACAACAACAATTTGCTGGTGGTTTAAAAAATGGTTTTATAACCCATCTAAAACTTAAAGGTCTCTTTGAAGAGTATGAACTTAAAGTTCCTAATTTACATTTAGAATTTAATGTACCAACTAATTTTTATGAATTAAGAGAAAGTCAGAAATTAGAACTTAAAGCTTCAAACTTTAATTCATTAGCGAATAATGAATTTGTAGCAGCAACTTATGCACAAAAACGTTACCTTGGTTGGAATGATGTGGATGTAAAGGCTAATAGAGAATTCTTACGTAAGGATGCTGAATTGCAATGGGAGTTATCTCAGATAGGATCAGCTGGTCCTAATTGGAGAGATGAAATGCAACCTGCAGGTGAAGGAGATGTTGCAGGGGGTTTACCTGACGCTGGGGTCGGTGGTATAAGTCCTGAAACACCACCTGACTTTGGAGGAGGACCAGCAGAGGTTGGAACGCCTGAGCCAGTGCCTGAAGCTGAGCCTGCACCTGAAGCTGATCCAGCTGTTTAGTTACCCACGGCCAGAATAAGAGGCCACCAAAATTGTTATCGCATTTTTTTTAATTTATACTTCTGTATATCACTATACAGTTCAGACTATATCTTCATCCTTTCGGATGCTGGACGCTCGTGGGTAGATTATTGTTGGGACTCACTACCTAGTCGTTGCACCTTCCGCAGAACTTAAACCCTCTGCGGCTTGGCTCAGTATTGTCTCTTAGAGAGTTCTACTGAATTCATCCAGTACGGGCATTGAAATTTTAAAGAACAAAATAATATTTAATAATACGCATAACTGACCCCGCTCTCGCTGCGTAAAAGTTATAAAGCATATTTTAAAATGCTTACTATCTATTCCTAGATAGATCAGACTATATCTTCACCATATAATGATGTCGGGCGCTCGTGGATAAAATTACTGTCCGGTCTGGACTCGTTATCTAGTCGTTGCACCTTCTAAAGTATTCCTACTAAAGCTTGGCTCAGGATTGTCCGTTCTGGAGTTTCCCTGAATTCACCCGATATGGGCCTATATTATCAAAGATCAAAAAAATATTTAAGCTACTTTAGCAAAAAAACAATGATATGCAGTATCGTCGATTGTTCCTTCACCTGTTATATAACCAAATGAAAAGACAAAAACATAATATCCATCTTCAGCAGGAAGAGGGTGAACATTTTTTAAAACGTCAATAATAGGGTAACCATAATCTCCTGGGGCGTTTATATGTAAATTCATACCTTTGTTGCCTTTCCAATAATCAAAAATTTGACCATCTTTAATTCGTACAGCTAATAATTTGTACCTATGACCAGCAGCTAAATCCATATTTTCAGTAATTTTTCTATTTCTTTCTACTCCGTTTATTGATGGTAAAACGTAAAGTTGTATTCTTTTATCTTTTGTATCGGCCTGAAAACTAGCACTTGTACTTCTAAAACTTTTATGACCAATATCAGTTAGAGTAGTTGGTTTAATATAAGCTTTTCTATGACCTGAAATTGTACGATGAATCTTAAGTTCAACTAAATGTCCATCTTTATGTTTTACGTAAGATTTATTTTCTTCTGCACCATAAGCTGTTCTTTCGTCTGATTTTGGTCTAAATAATGCTTTACCATTATTAAACATAACACACTCAGTTATAATCTCATCCATTGAGAAGTATCTATTACCACCACTGTCTTCAGCACCCGGGGTTTCAAATGATTGTTTATTAATATTAGGTAAAGATGGAATCATTAGAATTGATTAAAATTACTGAAATAAGCTGATCTAAAATAAACATTTCCTGAAAGCGGTAATGAATCAACCTTAGCACTTACTTCATTTGTGTTTGTAATACCTCTTAGAACCATACTTTCACTAGTCTTAATTAAAAAACGTCGATCATCAGCAAAATTATCATTATCGTATATAAATAGATCTCGTCCGGATTTGTTAGAAATTAAAACTTCACTAGCTGTAAAGCCTGATAACTTTCTTAAAGTAGTGTCAATTTCCATATTAAATGC